GAGTTCACTGGAGGACATGGCGATGTACACCGCGCCCTTGGTTCGATTGAGGATGTTGTCGCAGGCATCGAACAAGAAGCTACCGAACCCTTCGCCCAGGTTGTCGTTCATGATGGGGCGGTTCTTGCCACGCATCTTGTCCTTGGCCGTGTTGGCGTAGTTCACGTTGTAGGGCGGATCGGTGAAGGTCATGTCCACCAGTTCCTCACCGAGCAAGGCCTGATAGTCATCGACCTTGGTGGCGTCGCCACAGAGCAGTTTGTGCTCACCGAGCACCCAGATGTCACCTGGCTTGGAGACCGGGGTCTCGGTGACCTCAGGTACTGCATCTTCATCGGTCAAGCCGTCTTGGGTCTGCTCTTCGCCGGCAATCAAAGCCTCCCACTCCTCAGTGGAAAAGCCAGTAAGGCCAAGGTCAAAGCCAGCGTCTTTCAACTCGGACAACTCGATGCCAAGCAGTTCGTCTTCCCAAGAGGCGTTTTCACCGATCTTGTTGTCGGCCAGGATCAGGGCGCGGCGCTGGGTATCGGTGAGGTGCTCCATGGGCACCACGGGAACCTCGGCAAGACCGAGTTTGCGTGCAGCCAGCAACCGACCATGGCCGGCAATGACGTTGTTCGCGCCATCGATCAGGATGGGTGCACCCCAGCCAAACTCACGAATGCTGGCGGCGATCTGAGCCACCTGAGCGTCGGAATGCTGCTTGGCATTGCGCGCATAGGGGATCAACGAATCGACCGCGCGGTATTCGAGTTTGATGGGGTTCATGAAGGCCTGAAATGAAAAACCCGCCTCGCAGCACCGGGTGCATGGGGCGGGTTTGAAGGGCAGAAAACAAAACGCCCACCGAGATGAACTGGGCGGGCGTGATTTGAGTGATTAGCTGAATACTAGCTCTTCGATATATATTGGTCAAGCACTTTCAGCGTGAATATCCGTAGTGAACTGCCAGCACTGCGAGCGCACCGACCAGGATGCCTTTGGCCTCGTACTGATTGAGCGTCCACCCCTCAACGGCTGACCACTCTTTCACACTGCGACCCAGACCTGCCACATGCCACACGGCGCAGCCTCCCGGGCTGCTGATTCCGCCTACCGCGTCGAGCGCCTCATGCATGTGTTTGCGTGCCCAGACCACACGCTCGGTCATGCTGTCCTTCCACTGACCACCGGGAATGCGGGTGAGCGGCGGAGCGCCTGCCGGATCCATCTGGGCAAAGACAAAGGTTCGGTTGAAGTCCTGGCCTGCGTCGTGCATTTGAGGCGTGATTGAGCCGTTGCGAAGCAAGATGCCCAGGGAGTCGATGCAGCGAAAGTGCTCGGTGCGGTAGCTCGTGCCTTCTTCGGCAAGGCTGTTCCACTCGGCAAGCCGGCCGCCGACCAGGCGAACGACACTGCCGTGCTCCAGGGGGTGCATGACCGGTTTTTTAGCCATGATGGGCACCTCCCGAAGTGCGTCCAGCACTTTGCGCCAATGCCCAGTCCAGGACGGCCAAGGCATCAGCCTCGTTGTCATCTGCCACCAGGTAGCCTCGGGCACGCACAGCAGAAACCATCTCGGACTTGCCAGCGTTTCCCTTGCCGGTCACATGGCGCTTGATCGTGCCCACGGGGACGCCTTGGTACGGGATCTTTTGGTGCTCGCACCAGCTGGTCAGGGTTGCCAGAAAGCCGCCGTAAGCGTGCGCGGCATCAACTCCAAGGTGACGGCGCACCTCCTCGAAATAAACCGCGTCCAGCCCAGATGCGGCGCCTCTCGGGGCTGTCGTAGCCAGGAGTTCATCGAGCCAGCGACGAAAGCGCAGGTAGCGCATGCCGCCACCCTCGAATCGCTGGGGCTTGAAGCTGACATAGCCGTGTGTGACCGAGCGATCCGGAAGGCTCAGGGCCCAGCCAGTCGTGGTGCCCAGGTCCAGCGCCAGAACGGCTTGGGGTGTGGCGTTGGGTCGTGAATCTTGTGGGTGATGCATCGGGGAAGTCCTCCAAGGGTGCGAACAAGCGCTCGTGCCAACTTGTTCAAGCGACCTGGAGGAGCTCTGGCATCGCCGGGTCAGGGCTGCTGCGGCTCCCTCATGTCCGTTTCTGTTACGGCTTCGGGGAAGTCAAAGCGGCTCACGTGGCAGTAACCAGGGCCAGCTTCAATCTTTCATCTTTCAACGCCAAGTGCATGGGCCTTGGAGTAGTAGAGAGATATTTCAATATTTATTTATTTCAATCTAGTTCTCTTTCTCTCTGTCTCTGTCTCTGTCTGGGGGCTTCGCGCGCGCGAGGCTCTAGGCCCCCACTTTTTATATGTGTATCTCTAGTGGGGGGTTTGAAAGATGAAATTACTGAAGTAATCCCATCCGGGCGCCACCCCCACCTCATAGGACCTTGATCCACTGAGCCGGGCGACCCTTGCTTTGCAGGGCCATCATCTCGATCAGCCCAGCCTCAGCCAATGTGCGCAGCACCCCGTCACGCTGGCGGTGGTCCATGAACTGGGTGCGCCTGGTGAAGTCGCTCTTGGACATACCGGCCATGCCAGCATCCCGCAAGATTTGCATGGCTCGCTTGTGGTGGGACTCGACCTGGTTCTCGGACACTCGGGCAGATGCCTCACGGATGGTGAGTTCGGCGCAGTGGCGCGACAGCATGATCCCCCACTCGGCATCGTGGTCCTCGATCTGGGGGTCCACTGGGTCACGCGAGACCGCGCGAATGAGCGCCAACTTGGTGGCGTTCTCCTCGATCCGGGCGAGGATGGACGAGTACCCAGTGCCTCGTGAGGTGCGAAGGCGCTCGACCAACTCCTGGTCAAGCTGGCGGAAGGTGGCTCTGGCTTGCGGAGTCATCGGGACCACGCGGGGATCCACCAGCACCTCATCGATGGCCCCCACATCCGTGAGATTGCCGTTGAGCTTGCCCCCGCCCTGGTGGATGAGGATCAGTCTGTCAATCAGGTCTTGGGGCGGGTCGATGACGCCAAACGCCTCGTTGCTGTCCGGAAAGTCGTCCTCGCTTTCCATGATCAGAAAGCGGGCCAACGACCCGTCTGCCACGTTGGACGCCTGCAGCGCCTGCCAAAAGTGCAAAGGCGTCGTGGTGCCATAGATGCAGGCGCAGGGCTGGTGGATGGCCCGGTGGGCGTTGTTGTGCTGGGTGCTGGCGTACTCGACCCCGAAATAGGTGGTGCCCGAGGTGGTGTAAAGCTCAGTCATCAGGTCCAGGATCTCGCACACATAGCGCGGCGAGCGCTTGCGGTCGGCCGCTGCCGACAGAAACATCCCGAACTCATCGAGTTGGAACAGGATTGCGGGCTGGCGCTGGATGGCCGTCAACAGGCCAGAGCCTGACGCGATCTTGTTGCCGCCCAGGTACTGCAGCAGGTTGGCCTTGCGGAACAACTCGTTGATCACCACACGGCTGTGGTTTTTGCCGGCACCACTCTCGGCGATACCGACCACATAAAGGTTCGACCGGATGTTGCTCTCGGTCCGGTACTTGCGCCCCATCAGTGCCCCGATCGCACACAGGCTCGCACCGAGGGCGAGCACTGGCTGGGGGCGCTTGGCCGTCGCTGCCATCAAGGCCATCATGTCTGCGATCACACCCCCCACCTGATCCCAGCCGACCGGCATGGGCTTGGGTGGAGGCAGTGACATTTCCTGCGGTTCAATGGAAATAGGGTCAGCGGCTTGCAGCGCCTGCAGAAACTCACGCGCCGGGTGATGTCCGTTCATCACGATCTCGCCGTTCAACTGCATCTCGGCGTCGGGTTCCCACCCGTTGTCCAGCGCCAGCTTGTAGATCGTGCCGGCGCCTATGCGCTGGGGGGCAAAGCTGCGCCAACTGCGTGCCGTCGTCTTGGGGTCGTTCTTCTGCGAGCTTTCGGACCATGCCTCAAACAATGGCCAGCCTTCATCGCCCAGCGCCCCCTTGATGGCCATCCCGATACGGACCCAACTGTCGTAATCCAGATCCGCGTTGACGATGTGCCTGAGGGCATCTTCGACAGCCTCATAGGTGCCGCGCTGCTCAGGAAGGTTGGCGCATTCCATTGGGGCACGCAAGCCGACGCCCAAGGTCTTGGGACGCAACTCGGCCGGAATCAAGCGGTACGCATCCTTGGCGAACTCGCGGGCTTGGGCCTCCGTGATACCAGGCAAGTCATCGGGGCTGAGGTCCGCCAAGGTGCTCACTGGCCAGTCGTAGGGCTTGCCGGTATCGGGGTGGATGCCATAGGCGATGAACTGCTGGCCGACCCCAAGCACCTCAATGG